GAGCCGAGCTGCGTGCGGTAGACCGGCTTGAAGTCGGGCAGCGTCACGCGGCGCGCGATCGGCAGGAACGTGCGCGCCTGCACCTCGTACGCCCGGCGCAGGGTCTTGTTCGCCACGGCAGCCAGGATGTACGGGAAGTCGCTCGTCGTGTGCAGCGCGCGGTGTTCGAGGCCGAGCGCATAGGAGGCGACCTCCATCTTCGAGAGGCCGCGCACCTTGATGCCGAGACGGTGCTCGCAGTAGTCGCGCGCCATCTCGATGAGCGACATGCCGCGGAACTCCCGCCCGACCTCTTCGAGCTTGAAGTTCTGCGGGTCGTAGCGATGCAGCAGCGCGTTCTCGATGCCGCGCTGGAAGCGCTCGGCATTGAGATCGCGACCGGCCTCCACGCGGCCGGGGGAGCTCTCGGGGCTCTGGCGGCGCACGAGCTCGTTCAGCACTGCTTCGCGCGCAGCGTTGATGTCCTTCCCGTCGTCGATCAGTGTGTCGGCGAGGGTCTCCGGGAGCTTGTGCTCGCGCACCAGCTTACGGATGTCCGCCACGCGCTGACGCTCGGCGCGCGTGGCCTGTTCGGCCGCCTCCTGGCGGACCTTGTTCTCGTCCACCGGCTGCGTCGGCGCCGGGGTGTCAGTCGCTGTCTTGATCACGGTTGCATCCTCGTCGTTGAGGTCGGTGATTGTGAACATGCGATGTTCGTCGGCGTCGCCCGACCGACCGACACCGACAGTCGCATCCGCAGGAATGGGCACGAGGGAGACTTCCATCGGAAGCCACTTCGTGACCCGGTATTCGTTCGGGCCGTTCTCGTTCTGCTTGACGAGCGTGCGCTCGAGGATCTGGTAGCCGACGGAGACGTTGCGGACGATGCCGTCTTTGATGTCGCGCCACAGGTCGTCGAGCTCGGCGCGCCGCGAGAGACGCACCTCGGCGTAGCCGCGTCCGTTCTCCACCCAGGCCTTCTCGACGACGCCGACATGATCGGCGCGGTCCCAGCGGTTGTGTCCGTACAGGACGGGCGCCGCGCCGCTCTGCAGGCGGCTCATATCGATCTCGCCCTCCTTGTGGCCGAGGACCTCGATCCACGGTTCCTCGAACCAGCTCGAGCGCAGATACGGCTCTTCAGACGAGAACGACAGGCGAACCCGGCGGCTGTCGTCGTCGAGAATGGAAGCATCCGCGCGCGCCGCGCGCGTTACCATCGGGCCATCGAGGCGCTGCTTACGCATCTTCGTCACTCGCAACGGGAGTAGTGGGTGTGGTAGGTGGCAGAACGGTGCCTTCGGGCCGCGCCTGCGTGAGGCCGGCCTGACTCGTCTTGCGTGCGTCGACGTCGAGCACGAGCCCGAGTTTGTCGAGCAGCTCGAAGTCCTGAGCGAGCTCCTTGAGCACGTCCTCGGAGTCGTATCCGAGCTCGCGGTGCGTCTCCTGCAGCGACTTCAGGCCACCGCGAACGGCGCGCACCATCGCTGGCACTTCCGACACCGGGTCGATCAACTCGCGGCGCGGCGGCGTCCAGACGAAGCGCGCGTCGTCGACCGCCGGCGCGTCAGGCAGCAGTGAGACCGCCTGCAGGAACCAGCGGCCGACGGGCTCGCAGAAGCGCGGGATGAGCATCTTCCAGCGCCAGTAATCGAGGTTTCGCTGGAATTCCAGCCAGCCCATGCGCCCCGAGGCGAAGTTCACGAGACTCAGGTCGCCCGTGAGTGCCTCGAAGCTCACGCCATACGTGACGGCGATCGCGCGCAGCTGCGCAGCGGTGAAGGGCCCGTAGCCATCGGCCCGCGGTGGGTTGCCGAAGGATACCTTCTTCCCGGTCGGAAGAAACTCGATCCGGCCAGGCTCGATCTTCTCGGTCAGCGTCGCCGCCGCCTGCACCGGCGACAGCGGATCCGCGTCCTCGATGAAGACGGCGAAACACGCGGCCACCTTCTGCAGCTCGAGGTACGCATCCTCGTAGGAGTCGAGGTTTCGCGCACGGATGATGATCGGCGTTCCCCATGGGATACCGCGCACCTGCCCGACGTAATCCACGCGGTACGTGTGCAGTACTTCATCCGCAGGCACGCGCACCGGGACGAGCGAGCGCGTCAGCGTCGTGCCATCACCAGGGTGATCGCGGAACAGCCAGTAGGCGACGCGCCGGCCGATCGCGTCGAACTCGACGCCATGCACGATCCGGCCGCCGTTCGGCAGGTTCTCGGTCTTCGATACGTCGAGGTGGTCGGGGTCCTGCACCTGGATCTGCAGCGGCACCGGCAGCCCATCTTCCGGCCGCCGGAAGCGGCGACGCGTGATGACCTCGCCGGCGTCGACGATCGTGCGCATGACGAGGTCTTGCAGACCGTAGAAGTTGTTCGTGCCGTGCGCATCGCAGGCGATGGATTCCGCCCATGCCGCCCAGAGCTCGTTCAGGCGCTTCGTGCGCTGCTCGTCGTTCGTGACGATGCGCCCGATGATGCCGGCGCCGACAGCGTTCGAGCCGATGACCTGCACGGCACGGTGGCACCAGGCATTGTTGCGCACGAGGTCACGGTGCCGGTCCCGGATCGTCGTGAGTGCCGCACCGATGAGCGTGTTCGCATCCGCGCTCGTCGTTTTCCAGCCGGACGTGCGTCGCCCCTTCGACGCAGCCTCGAAACCGCGAATCGTCGTGAGGACGTAGCGCGCCGTTGCCCGCCGTGCTGCGTGCTGCGGGGCGACGACGGCGATCGCGCTGTCGATCGCGTGCCCGAGGCGCTCGAGGACGCCGAATTCGCGAGCGTTCATAGACCCTTCGAATGCTCGGCGTACCGGTGGGTGCGGCCGTTCTCTCCGGCAGTGAGCCCGAGCTCGGCGCGGATCATGTCGCGCACGCGGATCAGATCGGCAACGCTGCGATACGTTACGCTATTGCCGTCGATCGTCGTGCTGAGCACGCCGGACTTCAGCGCGCGCTCGACCGATTCGAGATCTTTCAGGGTATATGGCACTACTCGTCTCCGTCCCAGTACGTGCTTCGCCGCCACACGATCCCCGGCGGCGGTGATGGCTGGTCGCGATCGCCGCCTTCCGCTTTCTCGCCCTGCGCTGCTTGTGGTGGCGTCGGATGTCCGCTCGGTGGCTTCGCCCAGTCCGGCGGGTCGTCCCAGTTGATGGCCTCCGCACGCAGCGCGATCACCGCGGCGCGGTTGTAGACGTGCAGGTCGAAGGCCTCGTTGCGCGCACCCGAGGGCTTCACCCAGCCTTTCTCGGTGCGCGTCTCGATCGTAAGCTCGTCGAAGTACTCTGGGCCCAGCCACATCGGCAGATGGATGTAGCCCGGGCCCGGTTGCTCGCGCGCGAGATCGCCGGCAACGCCGTCCTTAAGGACGTTCGTGTTGATCTGCCAGACGGGCACGTCGCCGCGACTGCCGGCCGAGCGATCGAGACGGCCACGGGAGTCCGGCCAGGTGAGCTGCGCGCGCGGCGCATTCAGCTGGCCGACGCCCTTCACCAGCTGGAAGCGCCGGCCATATCCGCTCTTGCGCAGGTAGCGCCAGAACTTATAGGCGTTCTCCGTGACGCCGGCGCGGCCGCCCGAATCGCAGAGCGCGAGCCGGATCTCAAGGCGGCACTCCGGATAGCCCTCGACCGGGTACGTCTTGAGCAGCAGCTCCTCAAGGAGGATGTCCCAGTCCTCGAGGTACGACGCCGGATCGAGCGCGGCCATCCGATCCGGACCTTCGGGGCGGCGGCTCGAGCTGATCACAAAGTGATCGACGACCCAGGACTCGAGATATGCACCCCAGCCCATGACCAGAACGACGAAGCGGTTGCTCTGCACGTCGACTGCCGCCGTAAGGAAGCGCACGCCGGACGGCACAACGCCGCGCTCCCACTCTTCGCGACGCGCCATGAGCACATCGGTGTCGCGGCGCTTCGCGACTGCGCGGGGCAGATACAGCGCCGCCTGATCCGTGTTCGTCGTGGCCTTGAGCGAGCTCTCATCGCCGGTGCGCACATAGGTCTGCACACCCTGCAGGAATCTCAGCAGCAGCCCCACCCAGCTCTGATAGGTCGCTGAGCAACCACCCTGCCAGTAGCTGGCGATGTCAGTGCGTCGCCTCTCACCCGTGATGCGGCCGGACGGGTCGACCGACTCGCCCTCGTGCAGCCACCTGCCTCGCGCATTGAGCTCACTCTTCTGCTCCTGCATGTGCACCGCGCCGCAGTGGGGGCACGGCACCCGAGCAAACTGCTCGGCGAGCCACATCAGATCCTTGCGCTGGACCTCCTTCTCGAGCTCCTCGATGGGCGGCAGCGGGAAGTTGGCGAGGCCCGGCTGCGCCTGGAAGTACTCGCCGCAATGGAGGCATGGCCAGTACCAGCGCGCGCGCGTGCCTCGGTTGTAGACCGCGGTGATTCCGGTTCCCGGCGGTGCCTCGTGCGGCGTTGTTGGATGCCACTGCGGATCCAGGTATTCGCCGCCCGGTGAGCTCTCGGCAAGGCACTTACCGCGCGACATGAACGTGCGCACGCGCGCGATCGCGAGATCCCACAGCGCGCCCTCGCCGTCGACGTCGTCGCGGTTGTCCGGACGGTCATAGTCCGTGATCAGGACGTACTTGAACGTCCGGCTCGCG